TAACAGAACCACAAGCTCGTGCAACTGTTAAGGGCAGTAAGCCTGTTGAAAATTGGGCATCTTTAAAACCTGAAGAGAGAAGAAGTAGATGGGGTGAGATATTGCAAAATTTTAATAAAAAATAGAAAGTAGGCTTAAATGGCAAATAATATAACAGGTGTAGGTACAGCTAATACTGATGCTGATGCATTTGTACCAGAACTGTGGTCAGCAGGGGTACAAAACTACATTAAAAAGAAATTCGTTTTAGCGAATTTGACAAATGATGTTAGCTTTATGGTTCAAAATGGTGGTGACACTATTAATGTTCCTCGTGTTACTGAAAACACAGCTACAACAACAACAATATCTTCATTTACCGAAGGTACTGCTGCAATAGGATATGAAAGTCCTAACGACTCAACAGGAAGTTTAACTGTTGATCAAATGGCTTATTATGCAAGAATATATCCTGATATTGTAGAAATACAAGCAAATCCAGATCTATTAGCTTTACATACTGAAGCTATGGGTTTTGCAATTGGTAAAGCAATCGATTCACATATATCTTCATTACTAACTACATATAGTTCTGATTATACAGAACATTCTATGGCTGCTGATAATGCTTTAACTGCTGCTGAGTTAAAACTTTTAATTAAAAGTTTATATGCTGCAGGTATTGATCCAGCTGATGGTTATGTGTTAGCAGTAGGTGCTGAATTATTGCATGACTTATTAGGTATTGATCAGTTCGTTAATGCTGATTATGTAAAAGACCAATATGTATTCCAAAATGGATTACTAGGTTCTGTAATGGGTATGCCTGTCTATGCAACTAATTCAATAGCTGCATCTGATGGTACTGCAAATCATGTTGTAGGTTGCGTGTTTAAACCAAGTAACATTTTCTTGGCTTATTCACAAAAACCTAAAATGGTTTCACAATACTCTGTTGACTTCTTAGGTCACAAAGTAGCTACTCATGCATATTATGGTTCTTTAGTTGCTGTTCCAAAACAATTGGTTCAAATAACTAATCCGTAATAACTGATAGTTAATTAATTTATACAAGGGGGAGTTTTTCCCCCTTGTGTAAACAGGAGATTTAATGCAATATTTTAAAAGAAAAGATGGAAGTGTTTTTGGAAAATTAGATACGACACCTAAAGCACAAATAGACAAATATCTAAAAGATGGTTGTGTAAAGTGTGATGAAAATGGAAAAGAATTTAAAAAGCCTAAAAAAACTAAAAAAAAGAAATAAAGTTTTAATTTTGGGGCATAATGCTCTTGATTATAAGAGTGTTTTAAAATACCCTTTTAATTACGAAACAAAACGAGGATTGCATCCTCCTGCTCCAACTACTTTGCTTTTTGACAATTGGGAAGATTTTGATGGCGAAATAATAACTTGCCATTTTAAAAATTATAATTCTAAATTTGTTGTTGCAACAGAGCATTCACCAAGATTTCATAATAGTGGTGGAATCAAAGTGTCTAATTGCCCAGCATATAATAAAGATAACAAAGAAGCATTAAATGGTATGATTAATGCAGGTATCGATCCAGATCAATATTATTACATTGATTTACCTAAAGTTTTTGGGCATAAAGATAAAACTATAATGCTTTACTCTGGTTTATTTGCTCTTATTTTTGCTTGTATGATGGAATATGAAGAAATATATACTGCTGGATTAGATGGTACTATTTTAGGATATGAAGGCGGTTTTGAGTATACAGAAGAACATATAAATGCAATGAAAGAATTTGTAAGAACAGGAAAACATGATAAAGTAGGTATATTTGAAAACAAAAAACCTACAACACCTGCTGAATGGAGTGATTGGAAAGTGGTGGAAAACTATTCTAGCAGAATGCAAAATGTATTGGAATATTGTAATGACAAATATCCAAAAAGTAAAATTTATAAATCACATAAATTATCAAAGTTGAATGTTGAAATTAAAAAACCATTATGAAATCAAAAGGTAACACTATAAAAAATGGTAAAGGTGATAAATACAGGATTGCAATTAGCGATTCAAAGTATAAAGACAATTATAACAAAATATTTAAAAAAAAAGGCAAAAATGAGTTTAATAGACAGTATTAAAAAACATGAAGGTTATGTAGGTGTAGTTTATAAAGATTCTTTAGGTATTGATACTATAGGCTATGGATTTGCAATAAAAGATTTAGAGTTAGATGAGGACATCTGCCAGATCATTCTTGAACGAAAACTTAAAGCTTTACACGATATGGTTAAGATTAAGTTTGCTTGGTATATTTATATGCCACCTGAAATTAAAGATGTTGTTATGGAGATGTGTTATCAATTAGGTGTAGGTGGTTTTTCTAAATTTAAGAAAACTATATCCTATTTACAAAACAAGCAATTTCACGATGCTTCGGTAGAAATGCTTGATAGCCTTTGGGCGAAACAAACACCTAATAGAGCAAAAGAATTAAGTAATAGAGTAAAAGAGGTAAAGTAATTGTCAAAAGGTGTCGTTAAACGAGCTATAGTAACACCTGATAAACATTTTCCTTTACATGATCAACCAGCAATAAATGTATTAAAAAAGACTATAGAAATAGTCAAACCTGATGCTTATGTTGATTTAGGTGATGTAGGTGAATGGTCAGCGTTTTCAGCTTGGAAATATAAACGTAAAAAAGCACCACCTCTTGAGTTTTTAATAAAAGATTTTAAAAAAGATGTAAAAGATGTCAATGCTGGTATGGATCAGATTGATGAGTCACTTGACAAAGTGAATTGTAAGGAACGATACATCACAGAAGGTAACCACGATAATTGGTTAAATATGGCTGTTGAGAAATACCCTTACATACCTCAATATAAGTTTAAAAATGCAGTTAAACTTGAAGAAAGAGGCTATAAATATATTCCCTTTGGAAAACACTTAAAATTAGGTAAATTATACCTATATCATGGACATCAATATGGAGGTCAATACCATACTTCCAACCATTTGCGTAAACTTGGTTGTAATGTTATGTATGGACATTGGCACGATCTCCAACAAATGTCTGCTACCCATATGGATGGACCTAAGTCTGCTTGGAGTATCGGATGTTTAAAGGATATGGCAGCAGAAGCTAATGATTGGCTCGATCATAGAAGGATTAATTGGGCACACGCTTTTGCAATAGTAGATTTTTATAGAGGTGGATTGTTTACAGTCCACATTATACAGATAATAAATGGCAAAACTTCGTTGTGGGGTGAGTTAATAGATGGGAATAAGAAGTGATAATACCTAAAATACTTATAAATACAGTTGCTAATAAAATGGTTAAACATTTTAAGTTAGACAAAATTATGTCTTATGTATTTGAAGATAACGAATTAGACAAAGAAGTTGAGCAACTTAAAAAACGAGTTGATATGTTAGAAATTATTATAAAGGAGAAATAAATATGTTAGATTTTATATCAAACAATGTAGGATTATTAGTAGGCGGAACAGGCGGTGGAATTGTACTTTATATGCTTAAAAAAATACCAAATAAAGAGATTTGTGCTTGGGTAGAAGGAATTTGCTTTACAGCAGGTAGATTTATGACTTTAGGTTTAGCACAATGGAAATTTACAAAAGGAATATGGAATAAGACTGTAGAGCCTTATTTTATAGATCTGGTAGATAATTTTGTAGGTGGAGCATTAAGAGGGTTAATTAGAGGATTACGATCAGATAAATAATGCCTTACAAAAAAACAAAAGATAATCGTTTAGTTAATGAAGTCACTTTAGGTGATGGTTATCCTTTGTCGTATAATTTAAAACCATTAAAGGTAGGTGGTAAGACTTCTCCACTTGAGATGGCTTCTGCCTACCCTGATGATACTAATAATGCAAAAGTTAAAGTTGTAGGAGATTTAGAGGTTACAGGCACTATAATTAAACAACCTAAATTACATATATTAAATGGTGGTGCTTATAATACAGGAACATCAAAGTTTTATTTGCCACTTGTAGGTTATAATATAGAATCAACTTCTTATTTTGGCAGGAATGAATATCAAACTTTTGTTGCACCTTATGGTGGAATATTAAAAAAAGTAGTATTAAGAAGTGAAGCAGCATCATTAACAACTGTTGTAGGTTTTCATAAAAGCTCTACAGGAACAGAAATTCCTAATGTCACAGCTATAGAAGAAATAACAATTGAAATGGCTGTTGACGATACTGCTTATACAGCAGAATTTACAAGTGCAGCAGAATTTGTTGCAGGAGATATTTTAGCAATATCAGTGACACCTGAAGCAGCAGTCTATGATTTAATTTGGACAGCAGTTTTTGAATATAAAGGAGTTTAAATGGGAAGTTTAGCAGGAAAATCGCCAAAAGATACATATAAGAGTTTATTAAAAGTAGCAGATGAAACAAATGGCGTTTCTACTTCATCTTCACAAATAGAAGATGGAGAAGGCACAGCTACTTGTTTAAGTGTAAGTGATGATACTTTGGTTGTTCAGCCACAAAATGATAATACTGTAGCAACATTTGCTGTTAGAGCAACAAATGGAGATTATATTTGTAAAGCAGACACATCAAATTCTGTATTAAAAGTAGGAACAACATCAACTTCTGCTAACACACAAATATTGGAATTTAATGTTCACGATATAGTTCCTCAAGCAGGAACTCATTATTTTGTAAGTAAAGGAGTAGCTAAATATAATATGTTAAATGGAGTTACTGAACTTGCTAATGGTACAGGTACAGACCCTGCTACTACTTATGATGGAGGAACGGAAACTGATGAGTTAATAACACATTTATTTATAGCACCTATTAATTTAACTATAGATGCTTGTAAGTTTATGGTTGCAACAAGTGCAGATGCAGACACTGTTATTAATGTTCATCTTTATAAATTTACAATGGTAAATGCAGGTACTACAAATGATGGTAATTTATCAGGAGGAACTTTACTTGCAAACGGACAAGCAACAGCAGTAGATAGAAATGTTATTAAAACAGTAGATTGTACAATAGACAGTTCTACTGTATCAGCAGGAGAAGTTATTGCTTGTTTTGTTGAAAATGAAACAAATACGAACGCAATAAGATTAAACACACAGGTTTTATACCACTTTGATTAGGAGAATATAATGGCAAGATTAGACGCAAATTTAACGGTAAAGACAGGACAGGCAGCAGATTATGTTTGTGAAATGTCTGACCAATATACAGAAATTATAACATCAAAACAAAAAGTAGATAATGCAGATGGATTTAATATTTTAGCTACTTTTGGTAGAACTTCAGTAGGCATTGCAGCAGCAGCAGGTATTAGGATGAAAGGTGCTAAATTAATTGTTGTTAAAAACAATAGTCCAGTAGGAGTAGAACTATTATTTAAAGTTAGAGATTTTAAAGATGATTCTAATATAGATCAAACTAATAGTGTTGATTTAGGTCCCGGATCAGCTACAACAATAAGGCAATTTTCTTATCTTCTTGGTGCTAATGAATATATGGTTCTTCCTAATCAATATATGGTAAGTTATGCAGAAGCTGCTTCGGCAGCTAATGCTAAAACTATTGATAATAAAGGCGGTTATGATGTTAATAGTGGAAGATTATATGGTGATAGTGGTGCTAACCTTGGAGCAAAATTAGAAAATAGTGAAACACAAGTTACTGTAGATGATACAGATTTTTTTAGAGTAGGTGACTTAATACAGCTTGGCACAACAACAGGTACTACTGCTACTAATATAGAAATTATGAGAGTTAAATCAATAGATTCAGCTACAGTTATGCAAGTTGAAAGACAATTATATGGTTCTATATTAGCAGATGGAGATGCACAAACATCTGGTACTAATGGTGCTGTAAGTGGTGCAAATGTTTATATTCCTTGGTTTAACACACAAGAAGATTATGATAAATATCACGATAATGCTAATGCTGAAGGTATAGTGCAAACTAATAAAAGCGGTAGATATACATCACAAAATTTATTTGGTTATGGTAGAAGTGCTACTTATCCAACAGGTATAGTTAAAGGTTCTTTAGCTTTAAAACTTTATAGTGCAGGTTATCAAGAATTTGGTATGTCAGGTATCACACCTTCAACTCATAGTGGTTTAGCTGCTTCAACAACATATCAATTTAATATTACAGTTGATGGTGGTTCAGAATTTGTTGATTTAGCATTTACGACTGATGCCTCTAATTTAAATTTTGGAGGTAATAATGGTATTATAAGTAAGATTCAAGCAGCACTTGACACTCAATACTATACATCAGGAAATTTATTTGAAAAAGCAGTTAGTGTAGGTATTGTTAATGGTGACATTAGATTTACATCAGGAAACAGAACAAGAAATTCAGCTATATCATTAGCAGCTCCAGGATCTGGAACAACACCATTTGGAGTTGGTAGATTACCTGCTATTGGTAGCATAGAAGCAGCAGTAGCAAGTAGATTGCCTGATGATACTGTATTTACTAAAACAGATTATGTTGAAAATAAAAATCAAAATGTATTTTCTTATGATGATGCTAAAGGTAATATTTTAGGTGTTTTAAGTGGAACTATTAATTATGAAACAGGTGCTTTAGATTTATATGGTCCTGCTAATACTGAATTTGTAGCAAGTTTTAATTATGATTCGGCTCATAGTGGTGGTATAAATGCAGAAACAGATGAACAAAACACTTTAACTAATTTAGCTGCAAGAAGTTTAAACAGTAAAATAGATGCAGAAGTAGAAATTTTAGGATTTGTATAAGGAGAAAATATGCCAAAAGGTAAAGGAACATACGGTAAAAAAAGAGGGCGACCTAAAAAAAAGATGAAAAGAAAGAAAAAGTGAAATGGCTAAGTTTAAAGGAAAATCAGTTAGATTAAATAAACCAACTCGTATTAGAAAAGGTCAAGCAAGTTATGGAAGAAAAAAATTTCAAGTATATGTTAAAGATGGAACAAGAACTAAAAGAGTAACTTTTGGCGACCCTAATATGAAAATTAGAAAAAACAATCCTGAAGCAAGAAAATCATTTAGAGCAAGACATAAATGTTCAACTCCAGGACCTAAAACAAAAGCAAGATATTGGTCTTGTAAGAAATGGTAGGAGGATAAATGGCGACAGCAGCAATATATTGCACACATAAAGAATTAAAGAGAGTATTTCCTCAACTTGATAGTTTTGATAATAAAAAACCTATTTACGGTTGGACAGCAATCGCAACTAATAAATATGCTGCCCACAATAGTGGTATAGTAACTCAATTATTTGCAGATGGAGAAGATTTAGGTCCTGCTCAATCAGCACATACTGATTTAAATGTTGCAGGAGAATGGTTTTATAATTCTGCTGAAGATGTATGTTATTATTATTCTACTACTAATGCTAATGACAAGCTAATGGAAGCAGGAGAAGAATTTACTGCTATGGTTACTCAATACAGAACCGATGCAAGTAGATACCTTGATAGTATGCTTGATCCTAATATGCCAAGAGAAGCATTTAAAGATAAAAGTGGTAACTTTGATTACCTGATCATAAGAACGACTGCTTTAATAGCTGCTAATTTTATGATTAAAAGCCACGACCCTAATAGTGAACTTGCTAATGCTTTAATGGAAGAAGCAATGCTTAATATTTCTAATATAAATGAAGGTAAAGCTGCTTTAAGTTTTCAAGTAACAAGAGATTCATCTCAGGGTGTTATAAGAGATGTAAGTTATACTGATGGGGCTATAAGACCTGTAGATACTAGAGGTGAATGGTCAGGAACTTATGATTTAGTTAAAGTTATTATCACTACAGGTGGAAGGATAGGTACAGCTAAATATAGCGTATATGTTAAAGATAATGATAAATTAAAAAGTAATCAAGTAGTTACAGACGAAATTATAAATGGTGACTATCAACAATTAGCAGGTGGTTTACAAATAAGATTTGCTGGTGATGATATGAATCCTGATTCAGGATCTACTGCAAATGCTTCAGGAACACCTGATGAATGGGAAATAGAAGTATTTGGTAAATATGAAGATGTAGACAACTCAAGTGGTAAAGCAGTTAAAATGACAAGAATTAGAAAAAATAGCAGGTTATATTAATGGCAGTAAGTTTTACTAACAACTTTAAGAATATATTAGATAAATTACGTAATGTATTAAGAGATGAATTTAAAGGTGCTATGCCTATTTACATAGGGCATCAGAGTAAAGAAGTGGCAACCT